GAGTTGCATAGCAAAAATTCACTAAAAGAATTCCAGTCCGCATCGCCAACTTCATTCATTAATACTCGGCTAAAACCTGAGGCGTCAAACCAAAAGTCGGCATCTATCGCATCGCCCTGTTTTGTTAGTACCGAAGCAATAAGCCCATCTTCGTCCTTTACGACAGATTCAACTTCCCCATCAACAAACTTAACATTCCGCTTGAAAGCCAATTTTGTAAAATACTCATTTAGTTTAATTGTGTCAAAATGAAACTGGTTAGTGTTCTTGTGTAAACCTTCTCTATTGATTTTGTTCCGTACCATGCCAACACTTGATGTTTGACTAGTTAGCGTTTTCCCAGATTCAATAATCCCCATATATGCTGCAAAGAATCCGTAGCAGAAAATATCATCGACATGACCCACACTATGAAAATAGTCTTTTGTGTGCGTAGTCCAGTTTTCGTAGCGTATTCCGTACTTATGCGTAGCCAGAGTTTCTACCAACATCTCCTCAAGAGGGATATCGACTAATTCCATGAATTGTTTCCAGTGCTCCGTAGACCCCTCACCTACCCCGATAATGCCAATCTTTGAAGAAGATAAAACAGTTATTCTGCAAGTAGGGAAAGCCCTACGCAGGATAAGTGCCGTGATTAGCCCAGCAGTACCAGAGCCGACTATGCCAAAGGTTTTTATACGGTCGTTCATTGTTTTCCTATCCTTGATACCAAGTAACGAGTGAATGTTTTACACCTTTGGTCACTGGGTGTGCTATATGCAAGTAAGGAAAGTTAGATGGGAACATGATGACTCTTCCGCATATTGCCTCAACAGTAACATCAAAAAGCGGAAACTCTAATTGACCACCTTCTTCTGTGGTTGATAAGAATGAAACCATGCTATATACCCTGCGATTATCTGGAGCATGGTCGTGATGCGGCTTGTATTCCGCTTGTTCCAAATACTTTAAAAGGGAATACGGCTCATGCATGGCGGTTGGAATTAAAAATTCGCTTCTGTAGTCTTCCGAAACCTCTTCAATAGGATTGCGGATTGTTTCTGTAAAGAACTTCGACAAATCCGTTTCTGGGTATGGCTTCATTAATGGAACAAGGGAACAATTTAAAGATGTTCTATGGGATGTGGCTTGCCCAGACCCTACATAAGAGCCACCCCATGACAGTTCAGACCAATCTGATTCTGTCTCTTTTTCTAGGCTTTTCAAAAACTTACTTGCGTTATCGGCGGTAAACACATCTTCATAGAGGGATATGCATGTTCCCAGTTTTGTATGCTTCATATTACTGTGAACTCTCCTTGGTAATAAGTTTCAGCATCATTATCGACAATGGAAAACTGATGCAAGCCTAGCGTACTAAATCGTGAACGAAACCTAAGAGAATGATTCGTGATGACTATTGGCTTAATTACTTGAGAACAAGAATTCAAGTCCGTTGCTACCATGTGCGTATGTCTGGGGAAATCGACGAATTCGTTTGTAATGTCCAACATATGTATGAAGCCTGCTTTTACTTCGTCCATGCAGTCAGTAAAATCATCTTCTGGGAAAGACATAATACAGATTTTATCAATATCTTCTTCTATACGAATTGATAGTTGAGACTCTTTCGACAGTTTGACTGCTTCATCTGGCACCCCACCCATGCTGGATGGGACACAAACAAACCTTTTCACGCAATCTCTGTCAATTTTCTTTCAATCAGTTCTACGCTGTTTAGCAGGGTTGCTAGTCGCTGCTGTTCGCCTATTAAAACTTCCGAAATAGTATAGTTTTCTGCATCAAAGGTATCTGGGTCAATGTTTGAGCGGAGAAGCAAGTGAAAAATCTCCGACTTAACATTTGCCAAACTACTTTCCAGTACGGCTTTTTTCTGTTGTGTGTTTAGACCGTAGTCCATGTTGTCTCCTCTATGAGTTGATGAGTAGGTATGCAGAGCCTTGGGTTGCACTTATGCTACCATACGAGCCCTGCGTTGTATCGTATGTGATTGTGTTGGCGACCGTATCTGATACGACTAATATCGCTCCGCCGCCTCCGCCTCCGCCTGCAGCGCCTGTTGAACCCGTAGAACCTGTGGCACCAGGTGAACCTGCAGAACCATTCGGAGCAGTTCTTGCAGGTGCGCCTGCGCCAGTATTTGTTCCATCGTTTACTCCACCAGCACCACCTGGGTAGTGTGCGGAAGCATCAGCGTTAGGGTGACTTGCCGAATGATTATGGTGATGATAATCAGCACTTGAGTGAGGGTGGTGTCCGTGGGTATGGCTATGGTGAGGAAGTCCAAAGTGTGCATGTGTGTGTCCGTCGTGACCACCAAAAGAGCCGTGGTAGACCAAAGTGTGGTGATGACCATTGCCGTCAGGTTGGGCGCTACTGTGATGCCCGTTGGGTTTTGAATGAGGATTAGGGGGGTAATGAACCCAGTGTCCCTGTCCGTTGTAGTGGGGTATCCATGCATGCCAATAGTGACCATCCCAGTGAGTAACACCACCGTGTGGTCCGTCGTTATGAGGGTGATGGTAATGACCACCATGATGCCAGTGAGCACCTTCAACATTTAGGTGACCTACAAATTTACCAAAATCCACATGGTGATGAGGTTTTACTATGTGCCCATGACGGTCAGAATGTATCGTCGTGTGATTGTGGTGGTTATGTGTTCTTGTATGTGGAGCATGAGTATGCCCAGGAGCCACATGGTGATGGTCTGTACGACCAGGTGCAGCGGTGCCGTTTGCACCGTTTGCACCTTTAGGTTGATGTTGCCCTGTGCCGCCTGCAGAACCAGGACTCCCTGCAGAACCAGGACTTCCTGCAGAACCAGCAGAACCATGACTACCAATAGAAATTATTTTTCCTGCACCAAGGATTGTTTTAGCAACAACAAGAACAACTCCTCCACCTGCACCCGCAGAGCCTCCTGCGCCTCCCGTTCCTCCAGCACCGCCTGCTCCTCCAGCGCCACCTGTTCCGCCTGTGGCAGTAGGGTTGGCTGAACCATCAGCGCCAGGGTTTCCTCTTCCGCCTGGTACACCGACTGTTGTTGCACTAGGTCCGTACCCGCCGTTAGAACCAGCCGCGCCAGCCTTACCTGGCCAAGAAGCAGGTGTCTCGCTTGGTGTACCTGATGCTCCAGCCGCCCCTGGCGCACCACTAGGACCTGTTGAACCAGTTGCCCCAGCGTTTCCTTTAGAACCTCCACCAATAGCGACGATAGACCCAGTGGTATCAACCATGATTCCAGAAAGCATCATATTGATGTCTTTATACAGGTACGAAGGCAACTGCGGAATAGAAGGAGCCGATGTTCCGCCGCCCTGACCGCCCGCCCTGTAGGTTATTGCTGCTTGCGAATGACCTTTAACTGTTCCGTCTGCAACAACAGTGGCTGAAGGACTAACAGTCGCACCAGACACAGCACCAATACCCATATGACCATCCAAGGTCAATGTGTTTCTTACAAAAACTCTATATCCATTCGTTAACAAAACACCCGACGAAGTAATAGTCAGAGAGTTATAAAACATGTCAGAAGTTAAAGTAACCGCCGAAGAAACAACAACATCACCATCCATGCCTGTCCCATACACAGAGTCGTTTCCTGCTCGTGTAACACTTTTTTCTATTCTTGAAATTGGCATATCACACCTGTGACATATAGTAGACGGTTCCTGGGTTTTGCCCAGTCACATCAGTCGTAATTCCAGCAGCCAGAACCTCAGCAGAAGAAACAATAAGTATTACCCCACCGCCTGCAGGTGCAGTTCCTGGTGCTTTGATGTAAGCCGTACCTGTCGCTGGACCAGAAATGTAACGAGCGGCAATGATAACTATTCCACCTCCAACTTGGGCTAGTCCACCAGCACCTCCACGCAAAAAGGTAGGTCCACCTGCTGCAGTGATTGAGTAACCAGTAACTGCTTGTCGTGGAACTTTAAAATAGTTAGCGCCACCTAGCGCTGCCGTTGGAACTGTTGATAGATACCCAGTCGCAGCACCACCCAAAGAATGAATGACCGCTTCTAGTATTCCGCCACCCTGAGCGATGGAACCAGCAGTTGCGAAGCCAGTTGTGTAACCAACCGTGGAGTTGTTCCCCATAAACTTCAGCGTGCCTTTGACAAAGATTCTGTATCCATTAGGGGCGAGACGAACGCTCGCATTGATAGTCAAGTCGTTAAAGTACATATCGCGCGTCATTGAATACACGCTTGAAGATGGAGCCATGCTGAGAATAGTTGTAGTTCCGTCCAGTACTGCATCGCCGTCTGCGCCAGTTCCGTAAACAGAATCAACGGCTTCGTTGAAGTAGGCGTTCCAGACCGTTCCGTCAAATTGCCAACTCTTGGGACCAACAGTAAAAATCTGATTTACATACGGAGAAGATGGAAAAGTAATAGCAGCCATTATTAACCTGCTATTTCTGTAACAACAATTGAAGACATTCCTCTTGGACGCCCAGTAGCATTTGTATCATCAATACTTCTGTTTATTGCAGCAGTACCAGCACCATTGGTACATATTTGTATTTTGTATGTAATAGAACTTGTTGTTGCTGGAGAGTCAAGGTATTGAATAGTTCCTTGAGCCATTGAGTTTCCATTTGGCTCAGCAGCAATAGATACTTGTGTTCGTGAACCAGCAGCATCACCGACGGCTATTGCTGTTGTATCTCTAACTAGTCTTACATATGTTGTATTTGCTGCATATGTTGCACCAATATTCATTGATGCTTGAATGAGTATTTTAGATGATGTTGATTTTGGAGTTATTGTTACGCTATAGCCAGTTACATCTGTAAATGTTGTATTTGTTGTCGTAAAAGTGTCAGTTTTGTTTGCTGCAACAATCTGTAAAACGCTCCCCGATGCAGCAGTTCCTGATGCTACATAGCGCCATGATGTGCCGTTATAAACGGCCATCATTCCAGTATCAGTCTCGTAAATTGTCTGCCCAGTCCAAGGACCTGATGGACGAGTAGATGAAGTAACTGGTAGTGGCGACATTGCACCAGCACCTAGTTCAACCCATGCCGAGTTGTAGTAGATGTAAGTAGAACCAGTAGTTGAGTTGAACCAAAGGTCACCAGCAGCAGGAGATACTGGAGCAGTTGCAGAACTTGTTAATGGCGCACCGACACCTGTAGCG